TACTGCCATGACTTCCCCTTATATCGCCGCGACGACTGAATCGATGTTTTCGGCGACCGACGTCGCAATCGCTCGACCGTCAAGAACCGTTGTATTAACTGCATTAACTGTCACCGTGACATTCGAGCCGCCAGTCGTCGCCACCGAAGGCGTCAGGCTTGAGCCGAGTCCGCTAGCGATTGACGCGACGCCTGCATTCCCCGCAAATGCGCCGTTGACGATATCCATCGCCGCCGACGCCTTTCCCGATGCCTCCGCGTAGAGATCGGCCAATTCTTGTTTTATTCCGGAAAGTGAGTTTCCGGTTAATCCACCGGCGATTGCAGAGGCGATCTTCTTGCCGATCTTGGCGATCTTATCGGTCAACGCTTCGGTATAAACGGCGGCCTGGATTACCATCTTCGTGATGTACTCTTTCATTGCGTCGAGGAAAGATGTTTCGTCAAGTCCGTCGGTTAGCGACGAAACCAGCGTACCAGCGATATCTGACCCGATGTTTGCGAAAGACTCATAGAAAGACGCGGCCTTATCGCGGATTGACGAAAGTGAAGCTTCGAAGGCGTATGTCGCTTTTGCGGCGTCAGTCCAAAGTGTTGAATTAGTATTTATTGCGGCGTTTGCGTCACGAAGCGCGGCGGAAGTTGGGTATAGCGCGTCGTTGAGTAGTTGCTGATAGCTCTCAGTAACGGCAGCTACTTCCTTACTCGTCTTTCCGTATGCCAGTATTGCAATCTTTAAATCGTTTGCCCATTTTTCCAATATCTCTGATGAAGTTGCGGTTACTTTATTATTTTTGTATACGATATCATATGTTTCATTCATTGCATCGATATCTTTTTGGGTAACGTCTATTTTATCCTGTAGTGCTTTTTTAAATTTTGTCACGTTGGCTATATTTGTTGTTACTACGTGCCCGTTGAATATCTGCACCGGGTTATCAAGAAGATGGTTATATGCGGCCATTGTATCGTTTTGTGTTTTCTGCGTATCGGTAAGTTTTTTAAGCGAGTTGTTATATTCCTCTACCTGTTTTTTTCCTAAATAATCTTCGTACGAAGACCTACCAGCTCGCAATATATCAACTAGTGTTGTATATGTTTCTGCTACTGCTTCTGCTGTTTGCGTCGCCGTATCGGCAATTTTCTCCGATGCTGATTGTACGTCTGCCAATGCACCAACAACGCCAGAGGCGACGAAAGCCGCAGCGGCACCAGCTGCAAGCACTATACCTTTCGCAAATTCCGCATTACCAAACGCTACGGCAGACATTGCAGTAAGTTGCGCTCCAAGCGCATTCAATATCTGCGATAATGCAAGCAGAGCTATTTTCCCGTAGTTTTCAAAGCCTCCACCTGTTACTAGAAACTCTCCAAGATTTTTAAGCTCGTCAGCGACCACTGATTTTATCGTTTTCCCGAGAGTGTCAAACACGTCTGACCAATCGGCGGCGTCTTTCTTTATATCCTCGGTGACCTCTGCCAAATAGATCGTAAACGAGTCAGATACGTTTTTAGCCAGTCCGTCTTGAATATTAAGCTGGTCGCGCATGGCATTTGTGCGATTCTTGCTTTCATCGCTGAACTTCTTCGTGTAGTCTTTTTCAAGCTGGACGCGTTCGTTTGTCTGCCCCTCCTTAAACGTGGTTATCTGGTCGTCATAAAACGCATTTATGTTCGCAACGGTCTTCTCAACGGTCTTCGCGTCCGCTATCTTTTCCTTGGCTTCGGCAAGATCGGCAGCGCGCTGGGCTTCTATGCTTTTAAGATTTGCGGATAATATTTCATCGTCGTAATATTTTGCTATGCGCGCAACTTCCTCGACCGATTGGTTTTTATCTTCCGCCAACTGTATTGCGGCATTCTTTTCTTTCTCGAGTCTCGTTATTGTGCTCGACAGTATTTTTTCGTTCCAGGAAATAGCAAGTTCTAACGATTCTTTGGAAACCGTTTCGACTACTTTCCCCGTATCCTTGATAGCCGTCGCGAGTTTCTTTTGCGCCTCTACCCACTCCTTCGTCCCGATGATATATTTATTTGATTCTGCAAGTTTGGTATTATAATCTTGTACGGCTTTTATAGTTTTCTTATATTCGTCGGTAACCCTTGACGACGCAATGCCGATAGCGATCACTTTATCCTCAGAGATTCCAAGGTCTTTGGACATTTGTTTGATGTTCGCCTGCGCCTCTTCAAAAGACGCCTCGCCCTTTGAGGCGTTAGCCATTACCTCTTGAACTTGTTGTATTTGTTCAGCGGTGAGTTTTGAAGCGTTCATCAAACCCTTAAACTCTTCGGTTATCTCCTTGATCGCCGATTGTTGTACCGCGTTCCCAACGCCGATAAGAGCCGCAACAACAAGTCCGAGCGCGACAATTATTCCGGTCGGCCCGAAAAGCGCCGTTGTGTTAAGCGACATGATTGCGACTTTTAACGCCTGTATGCTTCCCAAAACTCCGGGCATAGCGGCGACAACCTGCGAAAGCATAATTCCAATACCAACCGCCGCAATCATTTTAAGCGTGGTCGCGAGATTATTATTCTCCGTCGCCCATGACACAAACCCGCCGACAACGTCGGATACGGCGCTTACGATTGCCTTGACCATCGGGAGGAATACGTCGCCTATCGCCGCGCCCGCCTGCTTGAAGTTGTCCTGCATCGTCGAAAGTCTACCGCTTAATGTTTGCGAAGCGATATCCATTCCCTTGTAAAACAGTCCGCCTTCGCTTGTCATTTTCTCGAAGGCTTTCGTGAGTTCAGAACTTGATACTTCTCCCGCCGTTATGAGTTTGTACATCTCTTGTACGGTCATGCCCATGCTTTCGGCGAGTTGTGTCTGTATAGGAACGCCCGCGTCGCTTATCATATTCAGCGCCTCGAGCGATACCTTTCCGGTATTCATCACCTTGACATATCCGCGCGTAATCGAATCGAGTTTTTCTATATTGCCGCCCGCCGTATCTCCAAGCATGCGGAACGTTCCGGTTACTGCCTCTATATCGTTTCCCAGTACGGGCAATAATTGCTTTGCTACTTTACCGATACCCTCAAGCTCGAAAGGCGTCGTGGCGGCTTCTTTGTTAAGCGCCTGTATCATGGCGCGCGCGTTATCAGCGCCGCCCACAAGCGGCGTAAACGCGGCGGTCATGTCTTCTATTTTCGCGGCCTGTCCGACAGTAGACCCCCATACCGCGTCGAATCCCTGCTTGAGCAATTGGAATGCGGCGACAGGACCCTGCATTACGTCGCGCATTTTGGCAAACGCGGTGCTCATCGAGTTAGTTGATGATTTGACCGCTGTTTCCATTGCATTTAATTGTCTTGGGAGGCTCGAGCTATCTATCTTTGTATCAATCTTTATGCTTCCGTCGGCCATGGTTAAGCCCTCCCTGGTTATCTATTTACGAAAAAGCGGACCGAGTACTGACCCCGCTTGATGCTTACCTTTTAATGCAAAACGCTCTTTTAGTTTTACCTGTTCAATGCGCGATTCCGCCGATGCGTTCGGGTCAATCGGCCTTGCTCGTATCTCAATAACTCGCTTGAGCATGGTGTCGTCTGGAAGCGATTTGAAAAGCTCCACGAACTGCCACCAATGAAGATCGACCGCTGTTAAGTCAATTCCGTAAGCCTGCACAAACGCCGCGTACAGTCGCCCGGCGTCCTCGCGGAAGTCAAACACGCTGTCACCTCCCGATCCTTCGCCGTCGTCGCCCATCGTGATAAACTCGCGGAGCTTGTCCCAAAGTTCTGGATCATTGGGCGGTGCGCCGTCGAATAGCTGCCCTACGATTGCGATGGCCTTATCCATGTCGTCCGCGTCGCCTTCCTGGATCTCGATGACGCGGAGAATTGTCTTGAAGTCACACCGAAAAGCCACCCCGCATATTGTGCGCGGCAGCTCATCGATGAGTATTGAAGGATTAGCGGGCAACATTTTCCTTGATGCCCTGACTCATGAGGCCGGATATCGCCATGACGATCTGCATGATCGCGAAGATATCGTTCTTCGATAACCGCTTGATCTTGTTCCATTCGCGTTCACCGAGGGCCATGACGATCACATCACGCGCGAGATTGGATACCTCGTCAACCGCGTCGCCGCTTTCGATGTGCCTGACTATGGCATCAAGCTCCGAGGCCTTTCTAATCCACGCCTTGATCGATTCCGTGTTTCCGCACGAAAAGGAGAACAGGCTCTTTTTACCGTTCGGCCACTCTACCGAAAGCGTCTTTACCGATGACTTGATCTTGATAGTTTCCATGATGTTCTTTGCCTCCTAGCAAATAAGCCGGACCCTGATTATTCAAGGCCCGGCATGGTTACGTTTTTGTTATACCGGGAAGTCGCCCGAGTCGAGCAACGCGGTAGCGAACAGGACGACGCGGCCATAGGCGTTGAGCTCAAACATATTGAGATACTGCCCGACAGCGGCGTTGATGTTCGCCGCAGACGTATAGGAAACGAGATCGCCCGGATACGAGTCGGCGTTCGGCGCGAGTGCGGCGGCGGTCAGCTTGTACGCGAGGGAGTTTCCGGCGCCAGCGGTCGCGGTAAACTTCGTGGTTCCTGCGGCGGATCCCGGAGCGACGACGGAGGTAAGCGCACCAGCGGCGGCACCGGTCGTATCGGACGGTTCCCCATTTATATGAACCTCGAAGGTAAAGGACTTCTTGCCGTTCGCGTCTCCGCCACCGACGACGATGTTGGTAAGGGTACACGGACCCATAACCATGTTTCCCGCCGAGTCATACGCGCGGAAATTGGTTTTAAGGTCGTCACCCAGGGCGAGCTTTTTGGCCGCGATGTAATCCTGCGCAAGATCACCGATAACACGGTGTCCGGTCGCCGCGTAGGTAAGCTGCTTGCCGATTACGTCGGAGCTTCCGAAACCGTTACCATCGAGGTAGGCGGTCTGGTCTACGTTATCATTGGTAGCGGGAACAAAGGAAGAGATTCCCTTCCCGAGCCGCTTCCATGTCCTCGAAGCGCCTTCCGGCGTCGTGTCGATCTCGAAGAGATCCTGAAAATTGAGTTCAAAGTTCATTTGTCTCAACTCCTTTCATATTCGATTTTTAAGGTGTTCATATACACGAACGCCCCGGTATCCGATTTACTCACGAACATAGTATTCGCGACAACCTGACAAGTTATCATGATTCCGCCCGCGATGGCAAACTCGCCCATGTCGAGCGCCGTGATTATCGCGTCAAGCTGCTCGCGCGCTTTCTTCGCGTCGATTGACCTGGCATAATAGGAAACGACCTGTTCACCAACAAACGAACCGTCAATATAGGACGACTCGCGCGCCGTTGACGGATCATGCCGCGCAATTATGGCCTCGACCGCAGGCGGGAAAGCATCTTGCACGATTGCAGCATATGGCGTTATACGGGCCCTTAGGTAGTCGTTTAACTCCTTGATGATGTTCATTTAGTCAAACTCCTTTTGCGCCACGGCCACCCAGTTTTTTTTATACAACCGCTTTGCCACCTCGAACCACTTCATTGTCGCGCGCGAGTTCACGTCCTTCGATTTATTCGGCGCCTCGTAGTACTGATATCGCGTGTACGGCGTGTTCCAGGATATCTCCCCGCCTTCTGATGCGATGATACCCGATTCCTCAAGTGTTCCCATATCATGCGGCGCGAACTGGTTAGAATCCGCAAGGACGCGCTGATCTAACATGAATTGCGCTTTCTCGGTCAGGCGTTCCATTCGCGTAAGGACCGCCATGTTATTCATCTCGAAAGATGCGGTCATGCGCCCGGCCCCTTGAGCATCGCCTCATAGTGATGCACGTTCGCGCTCATGTCGTACTCATGATTGACCGTCCGCACGATGAACGGCAGATTTGCGAATACCACCTTGTCGAGTTCCTTCGGGACAACGCCGGCCGGCAACGAGTTCGCGCAGTCGTAAAACATAACGAGCTTATCGTCGCGCGCCTCGCCCTGCGCCGTAAGCGCCGTTTGCCTCGTCGGCTGAAAGCGCACGTATGAAAGATTGACGGCCGTCCCGTACGTCGGCGCCTGGTATTCGTCAATCGATACGAACGGGTATAGCGTTGCCGTATGGCACAAAACTCGGCGCGGTATAGGGATCACGGATAGCACCTCCGCACGCTGCGATTCATAAGCCCGGTCAGCGCAAGGAACTGCACGGCCCGCGATGCTAGCACCGGACGCTGTACGCTTCCGCTCTGGCTCTTGTTATTGGAAACGGAGAACGACCCGATTGATAAGGAGGCAATATCTCCCAGGCCGTCCCCGTTGATGACATAGTTTTCCGCCTGCGCGCACGTTGCCTTTTGGACAAGCGTCTGGTAGACGGTGTCAAGATCAGCGAAGGTAAACGAAAGACCGGAAGCTATATCGATATCATCGCTCGCGCGCGCGAGATACTTTGTGATATTTGCGTCCGTATCCGTTGCGCCCTGATACGTCGTCTTATAGTATTCAAGCGTCGCATAGCTCATTTGATCACCTCGATATGATAGCCCAAGCAATAATAAAGCGCCTTTGCGCCTTGCGTAGTTTTCAAATTAAAAGAAGCGTTTTCGGCAAGCGGTAAAAAAAGATTTGCCGTTACAAAAGAAGACTGCACCGAAAGATATATTTTGAACGATTGCAGATTTGTCACACTGTCGTAAAAATAAGCATTTCCGCTTACTGATTCCGACCTTATCGATCCATATTCAATTACAATGCGCTTTCCGACGCCGGGAGCCGGTAGAATTATCGTTCCGGTCTGGTTTGTCGAATACTCGCCTGATGTCATATACCGCTGTGCATTCTTGCTTTTTATCTGGTATACGTCGCTGGTATCAGTTGGCCCGGCGTTTATTACGTTGGCGTCTTGCGCTGTTTTTTCTACACGATGATAAAGCTCGAAAAGCGTCCCGAAAGACGCTGATTCGGCGAGGTAGTTTGTCCTGATGTAATTCGCCGAGAGGTACAAGCCCGCCCGGAGATCATCGAGAACGACGCGGGCCATTTAGACGCGTACCCATCCGTCGTTAAGATACGGGCCAATGTCGCCAATGCGTCGAATGCGGGTTACTCCGCCTTTCTTGATAGAAACCTTCTTGTCGGGATCGTCGGCTTCAATAGGCGCGGAGGCTTTTACCTCAACGACTCCCTGCTCGATCTCTTCGGTATCGTCGATCTCATCGACTGCTTTTCTCGGTCGTCCTGCCATGTTCATTCCTCCACGTAAAAAGAAAGTAGGCCGCGAGTTATTACGCTCGCGGCCTCAAGTGATTAGGCCGTTGCCTGGATAGTCTCGAACCGGATTGCGCGTCCGTTCTCGTCGAGTTCGACGAGCGCACCGTAATACCCGGAGGTTACCACGTCGGATACGGCAGAGGCGGAAACGATTTCGACGTATCCGGTAGTGTCAAAGTCGTCGTAACACGCGGGAGCGGTTTTCGCGGCGGCGGATCCGCCATCGAAGTAGTAGAACTTGTGGCCGGTATCTTTGGTCGCGTAGTCGGCGATGGTATAGGTGACGTTGGTCGCACTGGTCGTCTTGAGTTCATCGGCGCTGAATCCCGCGATAGTAGCGGTCTTGAGCGAGACGAAAATCGCGTTATGCTTGTTATCGTATACCCAGCAATCGTGGTACACGCGGGCCATTACCTTCTCGCCGTCTGCGGTCTGGTTATCGTCAGCGGAAACTACCTTGATTTTCTGGTGCTTCACGAACGCGTCGGCGGCGGACTGCGCCATGACAACAAAGTTCATGTCCTGTGCCCAAGCCTTCGATGCGAATCCGTTGGTGGCGCTGAAAGCATACTCGGTTTTCATGCGTGCGGAAGGAACGACTACTATCTGCACACCGTCGATCTCGTATACCTTGCCGTTTACAGCGTTCGGCCCGGTCGTTACATTGATGGACTTCGAGAGCTGGGTTGCCTGGCGAAGCACCTTGTCGTA